CAACAAAGTTATCAGTACTTACAACAGGAATATCCTTGGCCCACTCTTGGTTTTTGATCCAAGTAGACTTACCGGAACCTGGAACGCCGATCAATTGATAACACTTCATTTCATGTTCCTTTCTACATCTAGCGTGACGCTTAACGCCATAATTTGTTTACGCAAACTTTCAATTTCATTTGCGGCTTCATCTAGCAAGTCAGCAATCTTATCTGGTTTCCCTTCGACAACTGCTAACCTGCCAGGAATCTGCCTGCGGATTTCTGCACGTTTGCGAAGCCTGTACATTAAACTCTGTGTAGGCACAGGAGTCTTTACTGCTTGGCATTCTTCACGGCAGTCATTTGGACATAAACATTTTCCACAATTCATGCTAATTTCTCCCTTACCCATGCAAGGCGAGCTTGCTCGTCCATTGCTGTATATTGCACTATGTTAGCACGAATAGCGTCAACTAATGGATAGTATTCCTCATCAAGATTGTGCTTGATGTCCTTGTTCAAGTCTACTAACTTATCTGTACGTGGATTGCGAGCAACCCACTTTGAAGTCAAGTAGTATGGTGACTTGATTTTGGCACTCACACCATCTTCTGTATAGAATACAAATCCTTCGTGGCGAACATTCTTGGTTTGTTCAACTAAGTTACCTACAGTAGTGTCGTAAACTTCTGGCATGAAGCAGTTAAACTCCTTGCTCATAATTTCTAAAACTGTAGGATTGTGTCCAACCTTGCTGTTCCATTCGTTTTCACGATAGCCTAGCACATACATGCCTGCCTTTTCTGGTATGATGTGTGGATCACCTGGATGAACGCACTCGAACATAACAGTCAAACCTTGCATGTCTGCCTTACAAAACGCTAATTGCCAGTCAGCCCAGGACATGTGAGTTAACATCATTTCCTTGGCCATAGCAACATAGTCTGAGTCTGTGCTACCAGTAGTAGACACTAACACATCGCCCTTATACCAAGTAGCTGATACCATAAAGCCGTTGACCTTACGATATGCACGAACATAAGTATCTGCTGGTAGCACTGGTGCTTCTTTTTCGATACCGTAGTTATAAATCTTTGTAAATGGATAAGCAACAATGTTAAAGTCTTCATCGACAATAGTACCTCGGCACTCTGCGATGTAGTTGTTCCACAGGTTATCGTAGAACACCTTCTTCTTGTACTTTAGAACAAAGATGTCGTTGCCGGCTGGCTTCATATTCACTAGTCCAGACTCAGCAACGTACTTCTTTAATTCATCCTTAAACATTTTATTCACCAATAAACTTTCTAGCTTCTGCTAACAAAGTAGCATCGCCCTTGTCCATTACAGCTAACAATAATCTCTTTTCTTCTAAGTATGTACGAGCAAACTTTTCGTCATGCTCCATGATACTGCGTGTGTTTGAGATCAAGTCAGCATACTTGATTGTTTGTGCTCTTGCAGGTGCCGCCGCAGAGTGTGCCCTGTCTATGGCCTTGCGAGTAGCACGGTTACCTTGTTCAGGACGACTAACGTCAGTTAACCATCCAACTAATGTAGCAACTTCGTCACCGAACTCAGCACGAACAGTTTCTAAAGTAACACCTGTATCTTCTACAACATCATGTAACCAAGCCGCCGCTAACATTTCGTCTGTATGCTCTACAGTTTTAACAATGCTAACAACATCAGCAGGATGGACGATGTAGGGCTCGTTCGTGTACTTACGAAGTTGAGCCACAGCCGCGTGTGCCGCAGTTGCAAAAACTCTTGCTCTTTCTACAACGTCCATATCTGCTCCTTAATGATGTGATTTAATTTCACCAGTCATAGCGTCTCTAATTGCAATTTCCATAGGAACAGCAATAAAGCCTGTTGCATCCATGCCCATGTCTCTAGCACGAAACTTTTCTAATCCACTCACGCCACCGTGTAAGTGTCCATGAAAGTGAACAGCGCCTCTGTGCATTTGATCCCATTCTGCAATAGGATAATGGAACATTACAACCCTTGTCTTTTCGTAAGTAATGCACAAGTATTGATGTACTTCTGCAAAACAGCTACGAAACACAGGATCGTTCAACAACTTACGATCGTGGTTTCCTTCAATTAAAATCTTTGTACCATTCAAACGCCGCATAATTTCCACAGCCTTGGCCGCAGGCAAAAATGCAACGTCGCCTAAAATGTAAACTGTGTCCTCTGGTGCAATAGTGGCGTTCCACTCGTGTACCATTGTGTTATTCATATAGTCTACATCGTTTTTATATCTAGCTCTCGATTGAGGACAGAACTTCATGATGTTTGTGTGTCCAAAATGGAGATCGCTTGTAATCCAAACAGTCATATCGCTCTCTCTTTCTATGCTTAATTATAGCGCAAAACGAGTAGCCTGTCAATCAACATTTGGATTAAAAGTTCTCCAATCATCGATATTGGGCTTCTCGTTTTCGTCGTAAGTCCAGCCCAAAGCCTTCATCATGCGATGCTTTACGAGCAAATTTGGGCTACGGAAACGCCCAGTGTCCTGGAAGCCCATCATAACACCAACTTCACAAACCGCACCCGAACGGCAAATTCCAGCAAAGCAGTGGACAACAACATTCATTCTGTTCTCCTTTGCATGTTGCAAAAGAGCCACAAGTTGATTTGCTTGCTCTTGACTACAGCGCATTTCTTCGTCGTCTACATGGTCATCTTTTTCTACATCAAGGAATTCAAAGTTATGAATTTCTTTGAACTTGTGTGCAGGAGTAGGACGCCAACTTGCTGGATCAGTAATGCTGATCAGCATACTATTCTCGCCAGCATCATGATGAAACCTCTTTGGGATATCATCTGCGGCTACATTTTCAATCCACATGGCAGTCTCCTAGTGTGGTTGTTTTTCTTTAACTTTTTCAAGTGCGTCTTTACGCATTAAAAATTGTCTATCAGTACCGGGTCGGTGTACGAGAAGATATTCGACACCATCGATAACTTCCTTTAGTCGAATATCGTTACAAATAACCCTATCACTATTCATGCGATTTTTAAATGTTACAGGTTTCATAACAATCTCCTTTGTAAAACGGGATACAGTCTTTTAAGACGAATGCTCTACCTAATGAGCTAATCACGCATGTGCGTAATGTTGGAATCGAACCAACTACCTATCGTTTGGATAGAATTTGCTGTTAGTATCCCTAAACTGGTACCCTATCGTGGGAACGATCCACGGACACCTGCCTTATCAAGACAGTGCTCTACCACTGAGCTAATAGGGTAAATTTGGAGGCCAGTGTAGGAGTTTAACCTACCTGTAGTCGGTTTGCAATCGACAGCATAAACGCTCTGCCAACTGGCCATAAAGTGGAGCGGGTAGCGAGAATCGAACTCGCGAATAAACCTTGGCAAGGTTTCAGGTTACCATTACATCATACCCGCATTATCTAAAGAAAAAGAGCTCAAAGAGTTCTGGTTTGAGAACAATGTCTCGGGGCAACCAGCGGTTACAGCCGCTCTCTATTTGTCTTGCCTAACATGGAGCGATTTAGTCTGTCAACGGCATTGTGCTGTAATCACTATCCGTACATGTTCAAACCAAGTGTGACTTTTATAAAGCCTTCAAGTCAGCCCTTCCGGAGCTAGCTATCGTCCTTTCGGAACACCTATATCGCCTTGAGCACTTTTACTTTAGACAATTTATTTATAAATGCCAAGTTGTTCACCGCACAACCATGGCAAAAGCGGGGGTCTGTTCTTTACTTCTTCAATGCTTCCATCATAGCGAGCATACCTGCCCATTCTTCTGATGGCTTGTTACCTTCATTAAGGTTCATGATAGCAAGAAAGTCCTTATGGTTCTCAGGAACCTTAAAGTAGATGTCTGCGTAAGTACAGTCAAACGAGTCATCTTCGTCATGTGAGTACCATGGATGATCTTCAACCCAGTCTGGGAAGTAGTCTTCACGGTTACCGCCACCGCAACGAGTGTGAACAATGATATAACCGTCACGCATGTAAACATTACGGAAGCGACCAAAGTCTTCCTTTGTTGCATCCAAAAGAGACAATAGTTTGTCTGCATCTGGGTTCATACCAAAAAGCATATTATACAATGACATAATTGTCTCCTTTTAAAAATGGAGGAAGGATGGTAGAATCGAACTCCAACCGCGTCAGCAGTCCATCTGTTTTCAAGACAGCGCAGGGCCCAGCCCCGATAACCTTCCATTAACTTGGGGTGCTAGATGGGGAACGATCCCATACTACCGCGTTCACAGCACGGGGTGCAGACCACTACACTACTAACACCATAGAAATCTTTTGGTAGTTCCTACTGGGATCGAACCAGTGACCCACACCATGTCAAGGTGTTGCGCTACCACTACGCTAAGGAACTATAAATGGTGGTAACGGTGAGATTCGAACTCACACCTGGCTCCGTATGAAGGAGGTGCACAACCATTATGCTACGTTACCATAAAGGATAACAACTAAGCGAGCCGCCCCATCTATTCGGCTCCAATTCGTCCCTTCTTATGCAAGGCCGGCTGGAATAGGGGTACGTAGTAATAGTCGCTACTTGAGTCCCGCTCACACGAACCGGGCATCGCTCTGCACTCTCATACAGTTTTCGAGGCTGTACTTTCGCAACATCTACACTCAATTGTTATTCTTTATGGTAGGGCCACAGGGATTCGAACCCTGAACTGGCAGATTAAAAGTCTGCTGTGATAACCATTTCACCATAACCCCATATTGGTCCCTCCACACGGATTCGAACCGTGACCTCATCGGGTAAGAGCCGAGTATGCAACCATAACACCTCGAAGGGATAGCTTGTATTAAAAAGATCTTTAATGTCTTACACAGTATTAAAGAGTTCTTTAATGTGCCATCCCAGACCAATACGGGGTACTAGGATGACACTATCGTTTCATAGAACGTTTCATGTCATTCTCCTTTGTTAAGTTTCTATTGTATGTTCAACAAGTTTCCCTGTCAACCATCTTTTTGTATGCTTGGCGTTCTTGTTTGTGCCAAACACGTTTGTAATCCTTAAGATGTTTCCACCATTGAGGACTACGAGTTAGATTACCTTGTTGCTTGTGTGCCACAATGTTCTCCTTAAAAAACAGGATGTATTTTTACGGTTTAGATTAAAAGTCTAATGTATAAATTTTTGCTGTTAACATCCTTAAACTGGTGGAGCCCCGGGGATTCGAACCCCGACCTTTTCCTTTCAATGGAAATGTAGAAAAAGTTTGCTGTTTGGATCCTTGTCAGGATCGCCTTCTTATAACGTGCTACCATTACACTAAGGCCCCATGTTGTGGTGCCGCCTCCAGGGATCGAACCTGGTTCACCGGGACTTCAATCCGGCGCTATGACCACATCAGCTAAAGCGGCAATAAATTGGTGCTCCGTGACGGACTCGAACCGCCATCGCCGGACTACAAAACCGGAATACTAGCCTTTGTACTAACAGAGCATAAATTGGTCTCCATGGTAGGATTCGAACCTACAGCCTCCTGACTCCAGATCAGGCCGTCTACCAGATTGACATTACACAGAGATAAAAAGTTGGGCGCCTAACTATCCTCCTGAGAGGACTCGCTAGATTGTCTCGAATAGTCAAGTTTAACATACCGGCTTCAGTCATACTGTAGTGTCACCACAGTTAACCCCACTGTGGCTAGACTGGCAGGGACTCTAAACTATCGTCTATCCCAAAAATGGTGGAGGCCGAGGAAATCGAATCCTTCTAGTCACACAGGGTGCAAGCCCATGCCGTAGCCCACTACTGCCCCCAAATTTTGGCACCGCTAGAAGGATTCGAACCTCCGACTCCCACGTTCGTAGCGTAGTACTCTAGTCCACTGAGTTATAGCGGTATAAATTGTGTCCCGAGCTTCGACTTTTACGCAACGACCGTAAGCCCGATCTCGCTGATTGCCCCGGACGGGAGTAGGGCAATGTTGTCTTCTTTCTGGCCAGAAATACTGGCGCCGCGGACGGGAATCGAACCCGCCTGCATCTGATCGACAGTCAGTGGCCCTCCCAGAGAGCTACCGCGGCATATTAAATTGCGACCAAAGGACTTGAACCTTTGCGGGAATCTAGAATGCGGAGGACATGCCCCCTACCCCACCATTGTCGCAAACTGGTATCGCGTACGGGGATCGAACCCGCCTGTTCAGGTTGAAAGCCTGATGACCTCCCAGAAGTCCAACGCGATATAAACAACAGGATACATTTTTACTTTATACCAAAAAAGTTATAAAAGTTGCTGTTAGTATCCTTAAACTTGGCGGGGCTACCAGGATTCGAACCTAGAACGACTGAGTCAAAGTCAGTTGTGTTACCATTACACCATAGCCCTACATAAAACTTCTTTGCTCCGTATCTGGGGATCGAACCCAGCTAATCATTGATTAACAGTCAAGTCCTTGCACCATGCTTGGATTCTACGGAGCAAAGAAGTCTTTGCCCTAGTTTCTATACCACCCATTGAAACTAGGAAACGTTGAGTAGTCATGCATCAAAACAAGACTACTATTTGCTCTGGTGCCTCTGGCAGGACTCGAACCTGCACACTCAGGCTTATCTGGCCTGTGCTTTGGGGAGGTATAAGCTCCCTTCTTTACCATTAAGCTACAGAGGCATAGTTGGTTCCTACGACAAGAATCGAACTTGTAATGACCGGTTATCAGCCGATTGTTATACCATTTAACTACATAGGAATAATATGGTGGAGCCTGATGGAATCGAACCACTTGCCGCCACCCCACTTAACAATGGCCACCGGGTTACAGCCGGCGATGGGGGACAAGCTCCATATTCTTCACACACTCTTTAGAATGTGTCGTATAAAATAAGCTGGTTGGATCCCGTCAAGGGGGAAACGTTATACGATTTCCCAACTTACTTTATACGCTACCATTTTACGCATTCTAGTTATCGCCTAGAACTTACCATCCGGTAGGCCGCCCACATTAAAGCCGATGTTTTAAGTGCCAGCAGGGTCGCGTTCCCTATACACACTTTTTGAGATTAGTCGTGCTCTACGAACTCGTCTTCTCTCTTTCGAAATGCTTCGTAATAAGTACGAGCACGATTAAACTTTCCTTCAATGAGCCGTTCAAGCGCATCGTCATCAAGTTCATGCTGTTCTAAAAACTTGGCATTTCTCTGTTTTCTAAAATCTTCAAAATCCATTTCAAATCTCACAAAACAAAAAACCCTGGGTTTTTAATCCAGGGTCCTTTTAAAGTTTGGGTTGTGTAAGTGTTTACTTAACCATCCCAGCCCTCCAAGGACCCTACGGTAATCTCAGGTGTGCGATCATTATTACCTAGACTACCTGAGACACTAAACTGTGACCAATAGGCAGACATACATGCCGGCACTTTGGCTTGTTTAGATATCAGTTGTCTATGTAAACTAATCGTTTGCATTTTGTTTCTCTTCTTTAACCTTAAAAATTTGCTAGCGGAATTGCTAACTTGTTTCTATTGTAGCACCATGCTACACCTTTGTCAACACTTTTTTGAAATATTTTTTGTTGTATTTTTACAACAGTTGCTACTTCACTAACTTGCTGACTGAACCTTATTGTATAGTTATTTAGTCTCTGTGTCAACCACTATTTGCAAATTTGAGCAAAAAAGATTGGCGTCAACTATCTAACTAGTCTCTATTGTATTGTATATATGTCTTTGTGTCAAGACCCTATATGAAATAGGGTCTTTTTAACACTTTTTAACTATTTAGAACTTTAGCAACAGAATTCATTACTGCGGCAATACGTCCAATATCGCGAAGTTGTTCTACTGTGTAGCCTTCCTTCTTCAATGTGTCGTAGTGTGCCTTGACACAGAAATGACACTTGCCAACAATACTTGCGGCAAGACTAAACGCTTCAAAGTTTGCCTTGGTAGTTCCGCCATGACTTGCGATTGCATTCATGCGTAACTGTGCTGGCAAGCCCTTCAACTGTTCATCATCTGCCATTTCAACATAGGGATACCAGATATTGTTTTGGGCCATAAGTGATGCCGCTGTCATTGCTGGTTCTGCTAACGCAGGAGCGTCTGCTAAAAGGATACTTAATACTTTGCCATTGCCAGTTGCGGCGAGTGCGGCTACAGCACAACCCATAGCCACATCTGCATCCAATGTGCTACGCAAAAGGACAGCGTCCAAGTTTAACTTGGTGTCCTTTTGCGTATTCTGGCAACGCTTCTTTGATAGCGTCATTGAATGCCATTATAGAGTCTCCCCGCCTACTGTACGGTTACATGCACATAGTTCTCCAGTTTGCAATGCGTCAAGAATACGCAGAGTTTCTTCTGGGCTACGACCAACGTTCAAGTTGTTTACAGTAACGTGTTGGATAACATTATCTGGGTCAACAATGAATGTTGCGCGAAGTGCGGCACCTGCTGGAGCGTAGAATACACCAAGTTGTTCAATCAATGACAACTCACCACGCTGTGTGTCTGCAAATTGTGTATGTGTAATCTTTGCCAAGTCTGGGTGTGCTTTTTGCCATGCTAGTTTACAGAACTCATTGTCTGTGCTACCTGTTAGCAATACTGCATCGCGATCCTTAAAGTCGCCTGTGAGTTTGTCATAAGCAACAATTTCTGTTGGACATACAAATGTAAAGTCCTTTGGATAGTAAACGATTACTTTCCACTTACCTGCAAAACTTTCATCAGTAATGTCAAAGAACTGATCACTACCTGGGTTGATACCTGTTACGGCAAATTTTTCAATTTTATCACCAACTGTTTTCATTTATATCTCCTTTAGTGTGTGTTGAAAACTTAAGGACTTTTTGTCCTGTACAAATATTGTACTTTTATTTAATCTATAAATCAAGTGTTTTAATAGGTTTTTTCAATAATTATTTCAATAAGCATTATAGGAAAAATCAATAACTGTACTTGAGCAATATGAAGTCAACTTTTGGATTTTGGTACATCTCCACTTCCATTCCGCCTTCTTGTCGACGGAATGGATAATGCCTGATTTGCCAACGCCTAAGGTCCTTTCTAAGATCTTGAACAAGATCATACGGTACTTTGAATTTAACTGTACTCATATGGCGTACTTGGGTGTCCATAATCGACTTTAATCTCTGCACCCTTGTTATCATATTCTGTGTAGTATGACTCGTTTGGTTTTACCTCTCGCCAATCATCATATTTGATCTTAGCTAACAAGGTTTCGTTCTTATTCAGCAAGTCACAGATAATAAATGAACTAGCACAGGCACCTCGGATATATTTGAAAGGACTGTGTTTGTATTCGTTAGCCTGTAGGGCTTTGTGCATGGCACTAGTTGGACGAAACATAATCCGTGTGATACCCAAACGCTGATTGCGTAAGCGAAATTTATCTATTAAAGTGAGTTCTGAAAGTGTAGCGCAGTTATCTTCATCAACACGCAAGAGTGCGTTCTTAACTTTGATGCTACCTTTTGTATGACTGTTATCTGGTGTTTCCTTAGTGCTCCAAGGCATGTCACAGTCTACATGATTGACATATAATGTCTCCCCATGAAATTTTAAGACCCACATGGGAATGGTTTGGTCTTCTAAGTGTTTTTTGTTAAAATGGAACACTACATCCTTACAAGCATATTCAATCTATTTCATTTTTATCTCCAAGTTAATTTTGCGATCCAGTGTTGTACGTGCTGGATTCTCCACGCCGCCCATTCAGGCGCTCTAAACAACTCGCGACCACTAGGGGTAACAAGTGTGTTATCTGATTTGACTCCCATGAGTCCAATAAAGGGTACTAGCTTCATAAAACTATTTATTTTTTTAGTATACTGTCTACAAAATTTAAGAGCAATTTGTGTTGGGCGCCTTGGTGGTATTTTCCGCGCATCCAGCTATACATATCGTACCAGTGTTGCTCACTTTCAGGATGACAGCCAATTAATCCAATATTGTTTTGTATGATAGCCATTGGATCTCCGTTGGCATAACGTGCTACAGTTTTGAATTTAGTTTCGTCGCCGATCAGCGCACATCCATCATAGAAATACATTTTCTTCGGTTCGCCTAGCCAATTTACTTCTAAGTTTTTAGCATGTGGCCTACGAGTATCGGTGCCTGGGCGAGTGATATACTGTTGGGCGTCGACATGTTTTAGAATATCAAAGTACTCTGACCCTGCCCAATATGCGCCCATGCATATTCCAAGGTATGCACCACCGCCTTGTACAAATTTGCGTATTCTAATCCTATGTTCGACTGTTAGGAAATCAAATTTGTCAGCATCTCCGAGGCCGCCTGGAAAGCAGACCATATCGACATTGTCAAAAAAATCCGCCTCTAACTCATGGCGGGTAAAAATTTTAAAATTGTAATGGTTGCCAAGTGCTTGGATAATACCGTTGCCGCTCTGCACTGAGCAATATGGTTGATGCAAGAATAATGCTATGCGACCTTTCATATTTTGATTATTCTACATTTTTTAAGTATCCAAGTATTTCTTTATGTGAAACAAAAATAACAGTATGGACTCTGTTTGCGAACATTATGGGCAAATCTAGGTGTATTGATACCCGAGGATTGGCACCGTCAATGCAACTGTCGTTTCCAACTGTGCCGATAAATGGAATAGTGTTCCACTTGCCGTGTACGCGGTCGCCGATGAAATACTTACACTTGTAAGCAGTTCTTTCAAAATAATCTGCTAGATTTCCCATACATGTATTTAGTGGTGCGCTAGATGGGAATCGAACCCACTGTTCGGAGTTTTAGAGGCTCCTCCTGTACCTTACAGGCCTAGCGCACGGTGATCAAAAAGCGTCCCAGTAACGGTAGCCTTGTTCCTTGACTTTAGTAAGCACAAGGGTGTTGCCGTTTGACCCGACAAAAACATACTTGTTGCCGTTGTCGTCGATCTTCTTAAGATTAGCTGGCTCAAAAGTCATGCCTTCCCAGTTCCAATCTAGGTCACCAGTTTCCTCGTCCTTTTCAAAGGCCTTGTAGTTGATGTGGACACGTTTGGTAAGAGGGTTACCATGCCATTCTTTTTCCTCAAAGTTAGTCTCGGCCATTTCTTCGCCATTGATCATGAGTTTGATCTTGTAGCGAGATTCGTCTGAGTACTCAGGTTTAGCGTTAAGCATAACCATAGCTTCTTGAGGAGTTTCATTGAAGCGGTTCATTTCTTCAACAAGGGCTTTGAGCATGTCGAAGTTGAACTGACCAAAAGTACCAGCGATGCCGATAATTTTTTCAATGTGTTCCTTAGCCTTCAAGTTGTCTTCGCAGTATTCACGAATAAAGTCTGCTTCAAGACCTTTGTATTCCAAAGAGTAGAAGATACGACCTGGACGGTTACGCATGTGTTGGTTAACACGCCACTTGTCGTTACAAGTAAGAACAAACAATTTCTTAGTTGGATACACACCGTCAAGGAGTGTAAGCATCATTTCTTGTTCGTTTTCGTCGTAGACTTTTTCAAATTCGTCAAACACAACGATAACAGGTTGCTCAATGCTTTGGATGAAGGCATTGAATGCTTCACCACACCAAGGTTGGTTGATAACGATTGTAGGAATGTCTTGCTCATAGCCTTTGATAGAAAGCATTTTAGCAAGTAGGGTTTTACCTGAACCTTTTTCACCGGTAAGCATTACACCGGTAGTAGCAGGACGATCTCCAAAGGCATGAAGAATACGATTGGCACGTTTCGTAGTGTCACCGTAGACTTTTCCTTTGAATTCAAATTTATCGATTGATTCAAGGTACAGAGCACCAGTCATCTCGTTTTTCTTGATGACATAGTTTCCAGCAGGAAGTGTTTCTCGAAGATCGAGTGATTCCTTTTTAGAAACGGTGTATGTGTTGCCTTGTTTGAGAAAATAGGTCATTGTACTTCTTTCAATGAGTGAATAAAAACTGTATGCATCAATTATAGTTTAAACGATGCATACAGTCAACGCCGTTGGTTACATTAAGCGAAAATTTCTAATGCTGTACCGCATTCTGTACAGAATTTAGCAGTGGCTTTGTTTTGTTTGCCACAGGTTTGACATTTTGGCTTGTGCTTAACTGTAATTGGTTTAGGCATCGTACCTCCAAATAGTTTGAACACAAGATTATGCGTTGTTGGATCCATTGCTCCAACGTGAGTTGTAGTAAAACTCTGAGTTGACTTGCTACCTGGAACTGTGATGCCTGCGTCATTAAACGATTGAGCACTTGCATTTATACTATTAAGGCTAGCACTTGTCGGGCTAACTGAACTGTAGGTTGCACCGCTGGCTGTAATCCAACCGCGATCAATTCCTCGCATAATTGAATCCCATTGGGGTACAACAACCGGAAGTTCAAATTGGTATTCAATCCTCACCAGTCCGTCTTCAATTCTGATGCCCCTGTGGTTTTCGATTCGCCCTGTTCTTTCGATGAACTTGAACTTATTCCCTTCGGTGAGATTGTTATTGCGTATGCTTCTTTCGAGGTCGATACTTTGACCTGCATTGAGAACAAGTCCTCCAGGGACCATATTATCACCATCAATATAAACAGATACGACAGCGCGGGTCGTATGTAGATTCTTAATAGTGATTGCATATTCACTTCCAAATGGGATATGTACTGTGTCCTTGAATTCACGTAGGACTTTGCCGTCTACTTTGATTGCCGCGGCGAGCTTGTTTCCATACATCATGGTTTCTCCTTTTACGGTGTACAGACTAAACACCTAGTTTCTTAAAAGTCTGTTGGTTGAGGGGACCTCCCCCTCAATTCTATTTATCAGAGTGTTTTATACAATGAGTTAGAAGCGACAAAGGCATTCTTCCAAGTCCACTCGTCTAAAACTAACTGATTAAAAACGTCTTCTTCAAGTTCAATCGTATCCTCTACGCTTAGTTCAAGCATTAGTCTCATACATTGTTCCTTCCAATACGGCTATAGCCAAGACTGGGATTGTTGCTTTCAGGGTGCTCGGGCCAAGATCTCGAATCTACAGTTTCACCTGTTAGTTCATACCTAAAATCCGGATCGTACACCATGTGACCACATGTTTTATAGGAGATGCGAACAGGATCATATTTAAATATGACTCCGCGACACATACAAAAGGATGCACCTTTTTTAGTCCAAACTGGACCATTTACAGTACCAATGTATTTGACTACATTGCCTAGATGCATCTGCTTTATTGCTTCGTGGTAGTCAATCACTCTTCAACCTTCTAATCTCACGACGGATAATTTTCAATGCTTCTGCTTTACGCTGGTTAGCAAATTCCCAACTAGGACCCCAGTTGAAAGTTTCTACATCAGCTGTTAGTTCTTCAAGACTTTCCTTGACCTTGATTGCTTCTTCCAACGTCATCTTCTTCTTTCAAATGTGGAGCGATTCTAGCCGCTTCTTCTTCAGTCATAAATCTTGTAGGGGGTCGGTCTGGGTAAAGTGAAGCCATCCATTTCCACCCCCACGACTTCCAATACTTTGCTACAAGATTATTGGCGATAAGAATTCCACTAAGAATTACTAAAAACCCAATTACTGTTAAAATTGATCCAGCTAAAAATACTGCCGCTTGATCCATGTCCATGCTAAAATTCCTCATTTAATCTTCTTCATCGTCTTCGTGGATTGGTCTGCCAAAACTATCGAGTTCAATGTCAGACACATGATTAGTAGTCCTTAATTGAACAGGATTGTCCATTTGCCATTCTAAAGGAATGGAGTCTAGATCAATCTTAGATGCTTCCATGATGGCATCATCTTCATCGTAAGCATCAAACTCTAATGATACTTTTTTTGTAAAGGTAATTTGCCATCTGTTCATGCGCTGATTGTAACAAAAAATAAAGGGCCTGTCTAGGCCCTTTGGTTGAGTCTAATTGAATTAGAAACTAACTTTTAAACCTGCACCAATTGTGCTACCGTTGTATTGATCAACACGGGATTGACCAATTTGGTAACGATAATCGGCAGTTAAACTAACAGCTTTGGTTAGCGGATAGCTTACACCTGCACCGACTAATGCGGCATAACCAGTAGAACCAGTTTGTGGTTGCAAGTATGCAACACCTGCCTTAGCGGTAACAGTTGTTTGGCCTAGTTTAGTAACATCGTATCCACCTACAAGTGAGTAACGATCTAGATCGTTAGAGCCTTGTGTGAAACGCTCAAAACCAAGTGTGGCGCTTGCGGCACCATACTTCTGTCCCAATGTTAAACCGTAGCCATTACGATCAGTACCTGCAAAATCACGGTTGGCGGTTACACCAACTTCAACGGCTGATGCCAAAGTTGCAGCCAAAGCCAATACAGTTGCTAATGCAATTTTTTTCATTTTCAATTTCCTTATGTTTTTAAACTGTGCGAACACAGTAATTCTTAACAACTTTGATGATCCCAACTTTTTAAAACGAGGACATACAAAGTCGCTAGACCTATTATATATGTTTGCTTATTATTTGTCTAGAGATTTCTTTGCCAAAAAAAATCCACTCTATGAGTGGATTTGTTGATAACGTATCATAGCCGCAGTACGTGCTAGAAACAGTTTCCAACGAATTTCTTCTGTGATAATGCCTTCTGGATCGTCATCAGTTGGCTCTGTTTTAACCTTACCAAAGTCTCTTTTTCGATAGCTTGTAATCTTATCATCGTCGTCTATACCAATATCATCTGTATCGTTGGCATTAATTGCATAATAAACACCACGATGCGGATTACTTCGAAATATTTTTGGTTTGGCGATTCTCGGCAATTTTGCACGGCCCGACTCTTTTTTGATCGCAGTCGGCACTGACAATCCTGTATTCGTTAAGGGTGTGTTGGTAACTATCGTGTTTGCCTGGCTTATCCCAATCGAAGCTAGAACAATCAAGCCTATTATAAATTGTTTCATTTCGAGTCCTCATCAACATACTAGATCCCCTTTACAGGTTATAATATATTAACGCCTTGCTGAATACTTACGTTTACACGAATCAAAAAAATAGGACCCGAAGGTCCTATTGTTATTTTGGGTTACAAGGCATAACTGCCCCGGTACCGCTGTTTTTTAGGCAGCTAAAGCAAACTTGCTGTCGTTAACAGCTACGTCTACTTCATAGTACTGAAATGCTGATTTTG